ACATACCTCAAATTTATGTATATAAGTGTACCGACTCATGACTGTGAATTAAACACATGGTCAGTAACAGACTTTGAAACAAGAGAATCTTTTGTAGAATTTCTGAGAATTATGTTCAAGGTTCCTGGTACTTATGAATTTGATGAGTGTTCAAATAAATTCAACGAACAAGCACAGTTATTTAATAAAAATAACAAAGTGTATTGCATAGCTCCTATGCGTTCAAAAGATTATATAACATATTGGGATGATCAAAAAGCAAAATGTAGATATGGTGTTATATATAAAAGTCATGGAAAAACTTGGTATTTAACCAGAGAGTATTACATGTGGTTAAATTTTTTACCAATTTATGATAAAGAAGAAGCACGTTTTGGATTTGCAAAAGTTAGAGATGCACAATACCATATGGCATTATATGAAGAACTTGCAAGACACTCGTATAAACATGTAGTCATATTAAAGAAACGTCAGATTGCATCTAGTTATTATCATGGTGCAAAAATGATAAATTACTTTTGGTTTGAAGAAGGTTCTATTAGTAAAATGGCTGGATCACTAAAAGATTATATCAATGAAAAAGGTACTTGGCGTTTTCTTGAAGAATACAGAAACTTTTTAAATACTTATACTGCATGGTACAGACCATGTACTCCAGATAAAGTTCTTAACTGGGAACAAAAAATTGAAATAAATCAAGGCGGTAAAAAACGTGATGTTGGTTTAAAGTCTGTTATATTTGGACTTGTACTTGACAAAGATCCTACTAATGGTGTTGGGGGACCATGTACATTATTTTTTCACGAAGAAGCAGGAATTGCTCCTAAGATGAATATGACTATGGAATACTTACTACCAGCAATGAAATCTGGTATGATATATACTGGTCAGTTTATTGCAGCAGGATCTGTAGGAGATTTAGCACAATGTGAACCATTGCGTGAAATGTTAATGAATCCTGATGGTAAAGATATTCTTGCTGTAGAAACTAATTTAATTAATGATAAAGGTGAGATAGGAATGTGTGGATTATTTATTCCAGAACAATGGTCAATGCTTCCTTGTATTGATGAGTATGGAAATTCACAAGTTGAACTTGCATTAGAAATGATTCTTGCAGAAAGAATTGAATGGAAAAGAAAACTAAAACCAGATGACTATCAACTTCGTATTTCTCAGAAACCTATTAACATTGCTGAAGCATTTGCACATAGAACTCGATCAATATTTCCTCTGCACTTAGTTACTCAACAAATGCGAAGAATTGAAGAAGGAGATTACTATAAAGAATTTTTAGATTTAAATCGCGATGAAACTGGCAAAGTAGTTGCAAAAGAATCTAAAAAAATTCCAATATCAGAATTTCCTATTTCACCAAAAACAGAAGACAAGGAAGGTGTGCTAGTTGTGTGGGAAAGACCACATAAAGATCCAACATTTGGTATGTATTATGCGTCTGTCGATCCAGTTGCTGAAGGTAAAACAACAACATCTGATTCGTTATGTTCTATTTATATTTATAAAACTTCACAAGAAATAACTACACATAAAGCAGATGGTTCCATTGAATCTGCAATTGAACGTGACAAAATTGTTGCAGCATGGTGTGGAAGATTTGATGATTTAAATAAAACACATGAACGACTTGAGTTAATAATTGAATGGTATAATGCATGGACTATATGTGAAAATAACGTAAGTGCATTTATACAACACATGATTGCTCGTAGAAAACAAAAGTATTTAGTGCCTAAAAATCAAATTATGTTTCTAAAAGAAATACAAGCAAACATGAATGTATTTCAAGAATATGGTTGGAAAAATGTTGGAACAATGTTTAAAGTAAATATAATTCCATATGGTAAACAATTCTTAGAAGAAGAATTAGATTATGAAACTAAAACAGATGGTACAATTGTCAAAACAACTTATGGTGTAGAAAGAATACCAGATATTATGTTGTTAAAAGAAATGAGTGCATATCGCGATGGATTAAACGTGGATAGAATAATTGCTTTTTGTGCATTAGTTGCATTTGCAAAAGTGCAAGAATCAAATCGTGGTTATACCAAACGTGTTGAAAGAGAAGATGATAATTTGCAAAAGTCAAATAAAAATACTAAATTGAGAGTGAGTCCATTTAGACATTATGGTGGTTCCTATTCAGGTGAATCATCTATGCGAAAACCTCATAATCCTTTTAAAAACATAAGATAATAATATATAACTTCGTCAAAAATATATAAATTATGCCAAAAATATATAATGCACTACAACTAAAAGCAGGTGCAAAATCAGATTATAATCGAATGGGTACTATTACCCAACCTATACAGTTTTTATTAAGTAAAGATAAAGATGAACAATGGGGAGCATGGAATATGGACTGGCATGAAATGCAAGGTCTTAAAATGATTAGACGTAATGCGCGTAGATTATTAAAAAACTATAAACTTGCAAATGGTATTATTGACAAATCTGACTACATTATTGAAGAAGATAATGAAATGGCAGAACTTATTGATACTCTTACAAAAGAAGACGAATCTGCGTTTGAGTTAAAGTTCTTTCCTATTATACCTAATGTTATTAATGTACTTACAGGTGAATTTGCTAAACGTAATGATAGAATTTCATATAGAGCAGTAGATGATACTTCATTTAATGAACTAACAGAAATGAAAAGAGGTATGATTGAAGAAAATCTTATCACTTACGCTGAACAAAAAATGCAAGAAACAATTCAACAAATGAGTTTGGACTTGCAAGATCCAGAACAAGCACAACAAGCACAGCAATTAATGTCTCCTGAGAATTTAAAATCACTTCCAGAGATTGAACAATTCTTTAAAAAGGATTATAGATCAATGATTGAACAATGGGCAACTCACCAGCATGCTGTTGATACTGAACGTTTTACAATGAAAGAACTAGAAAATCTTGCGTTTAGAGACATGTTAATTGCTGACAGAGAGTTCTGGCATTTTAACATGCGCGAAGATGATTATGAAATTGAGTTATGGAATCCATTATTAACATTTTATCATAAGTCTCCAGAAGCAAGATATATATCTCAATCTAACTGGGCAGGTCGTATGGATCTTATGACTATTTCTGACATTATTGACAAGTATGGTTATATGATGAACGAAGAACAATTAGCTGCATTAGAAGTAATATATCCAGTAAAATCTGCAGGATATATGTTACCTGGTGTACAAAATGATGGTTCGTTTTATGACGCAACAAGATCACATGATTGGAATGTTGAAGGACCATCTTTAGGAATGCGACAATTTATTGCACATAGAGATTCAGTTTTAAATACTGGTGATGACGTTATATATAGAATCCTTAATGAGTCAGAAGATTTAATGGACTTTAGTAATTACTCGTTATTACGTGTTACTACTGTATATTGGAAATCACAAAGAATGGTTGGTCACTTGACTAAATTGACAGAAGAAGGTATTCCAGTTGAAATGATTATTGATGAAAATTATAAAGTAACTGATAAACCAATTTATGACAATACTGTTTTAAAAAATAAATCAAAAGATAATTTAGTATTTGGAGAACACATAGATTGGATATGGATAAATCAAACATGGGGTGGTATTAAGATAGGTCCTAATAGACCATCATTTTATGGCAACAATGATAGTACTGGATTTTCTCCTATATACTTGAATGTTAGACCAGTAAGATTCCAATTTAAAGGTGACTTTACTTTATACGGTTGTAAACTTCCAGTTGAAGGTGCAGTTTATTCTGATAGAAATACAAAATCTAGATCATTAGTTGATAAGATGAAACCATTTCAAGTTGGATACAATCTTGTTAATAATCAAATAGCAGATATTCTTGTAGATGAATTAGGTACTGTTATTATGCTTGATCAAAATGCTTTACCACGTCACTCTATGGGCGAAGATTGGGGTAAAGATAATTTTGCAAAAGCGTATGTTGCAATGAAGAATTTCCAAATGTTACCATTAGATACTTCTATAACTAACACTGAAAATGCATTAAACTTTCAACATTATCAAGTATTAAATCTTGAACAGACACAACGTTTATTATCGCGTATACAATTATCTACATATTTTAAAAATCAAGCATTTGAAGCAATTGGTATTACACCACAAAGATTAGGTGGAGCAACTGGACAAGAAACTGCTACTGGTGTTCAACAATCTTTAAATCAGTCTTTCTCACAAACTGAAATGTATTTTGTACAACATTCAGAGAACCTGATGCCACGTGTTCATCAAATGCGAACAGATCTTGCACAATACTATCATTCTAATCGACCAAGTATTAGATTGCAGTATATGACAGCTATGGATGAAAAAATTAATTTTGAAATTAATGGTACTGAATTATTAGCAAGAGAATTAAATGTATTCCCTTCTACTAAAGTAAATCAACGTGCGATAACAGAACAAATTAGAGGACTTGCTCTTTCTAATAATACTGCTGGTGCATCTATATATGATTTAGGTAATATTATCAAAGCAGATAGTATGGCAGAAATTACACATGTATTAAAAGGTATTGAAGAAAAAGTTTCTAAAGAAAAACAACAAGAACAACAAGCAGCTCAACAAGGTATTGAAATGCAACAACAAGCTGAAACAGAAAGACAAGATAAAAAACTTGCTTTTGAAGCAGAACAAGCGTTGTTAGATAGAGAAAATGATAAAATAGTTGCTGAAATACGTTCTGCTGGATTTACTGCTACGCAAGATAAAGATCAAAATGATCAAAATGATTATATTGATACATTAAAATATCTTGATGAAAAGAATGCACGAAATGAAAATGCTTCATTACAAAGAGACAAAGTAATAAACTCTCAAGTTAATGAACAAACTAAAGCAAATTTACAACGTCAAGACATGCAGGTTCGTGAAAGAATTGCTGATAAACAAGTTCAAGTTGCCACAATAAACAAAAATAAATTCGATAAAAAATAATCATAGCGTTATAGTCGAAAAAAGTTATAAATAATTTTATATAAATGTAAATCTTTAAGATTTATTTATGTAGATTATATATGAAGAAGAATAAGAATTAAACTAACAACAAAAAACATGAGTGCAGAAAAAGACAATTTAACAGTTGATAATGTTACTATAGATAACATTGATGATTTTTTACCAATGCCTGGTGCAGAAAGTATTGTAACAGGTGATGATGAAGATGATAAACAGAATTTATTTTCCTCTCCTAATAAATCAGTTAATCTTGATTTTTTAGATGATGAACAAAAAAGTAAAGGAAGTGCAGATGAAACTTCACAAGCTATTGCAGAATTAGATGATGCATTAGAAAGTGGTGATGATGAAGATGCAAAACCTAAAGGTGGTAGAAAAAAAACTGATAAAAGTGGATTGGTTGATTTTTTAAAGAAAAGAATTGAAGGTAATGAAATGTTTGCATTTGATGATTTTGATGATTCAAAGCAAAGTTTAGATGATTATCTTGGAGCACTTACTGAGAAAGATGTTGAAGAATTATGGAAAGCAAATGTAGACAACATGAAAAATGATGTTGCTGCAAATACTCCAAAAGAGTTCTTTGAAAGTTTACCTGAAGAATTACAATATGCTGCAGAATATGTTGCAAAAGGTGGTCAAGATTTAAAAGGTTTATTTAGAGCACTTGCACAAGTTGAAGAAGTAAGAACACTTGATCCTAGACAACCTGAACATCAGGAGATAATTGTAAGACAATATTTACAAGCATCTGGTTTTGGAGGTGGAGATCAAGAACTTATAGAAGACCAAATTCAAGAATGGTTTGATAATGGTAATCTTCAAAAGAAAGCAAGTCAATTTCAACCAAAATTGAATGACATGCAAGAACAAGTTGTACAATCAAAACTTGCACAACAAGAAGCATTCAAGCAAGAACAACAGGCAAAAAAAGAAGCATATATGCAAAACATATATGAGACTTTAAAACCTTCAGAATTAAATGGTGTTAAGATTGATAATAAAAGACAAAAAATGTTGTGGGATGAATTGACCACAGTAAAATATGAAAGTCTTACTGGTAGACCAACCAACTTGCTTGGTAAACTATTAGAAGATTATCAATTTGGTAAACAACCAAGATATGATTTAATTGCTGAAACATTATGGTTACTTTCTGATCCAGATGATTATAAAGAAAACATAAGAAAACAAGCAAAAAATGAAGTGGTTCAGAATACTGTTAGACAGTTAAAAACTGAAGAAGCTCGTAAAATATCTTCTTACGTTAAAGAAGATGAAGAGGATGAAAAACCTGCATCAAAAAGGTTGAGTAAACCACAAAATATATTTAGAAGATAATAACAAATAAATTTATAACATAACCTTAATAATTTTTAAAAATGAGTACACCTGTATTAAACAATGGTCTCTTCTTACGCGATACAACTTACAAAGTTAGTTCGCATGTAGATTCTTACCATTTGCAGAACATGCTTAAAACTTCAGAACCTATGGATTTAGGACCTGTAGATTTATGGGCAATGACGCAAAAGGTAGAAATGCCTCTTTATCAAATGGCATCTTTTGGTGGTAAAAACACCATAATGGTTGACAATGCTCGTGGAGAGTACAAATGGCAAACGCCAATCGTACAAGATCTTCCTTACATTGTTGAAGATGTAGAACCAACTCAGACTGCTTTAGGAGCTGATGGTACTAACTTCAAAATTAAAATTAACAGACGTATATTTGGATCTGGTGATATTATCACTTATGACAAATATAAAGGTCTTGAATTGTACATTGTTCCTAGTGAAGATATTTTACCTTCTGGTGATGGATTCATTTATACTGTACAATTAGTTAACAACAGCAATACTGCAACTTTAGATAAAAAATTCCTTAAACCAGGTACAAAATTCTTTAGAAAAGGTTCTGCTCGTGGTGAGTATGGTGAAAGATTCTCTGACATTGGAGAATTGCAAAATGGTTTCAGAGAGTACTACAACTTTGTTGGAGGTGCTGAAGCTCACGTACATTATTCTATTTCTTCTCGTGCTGACATGATGATGAAAGGTGGTCTTAATGCAGATGGTACAGTTCCTGTAACTGAAATCTGGAGATCATTTGATAAAAACCTTGATCCATCTATCACTAAGATTGATGACATGGTTAAAACAATGGGTAAAGATTGGATTAAAAAATCTTATGATAATGGTAACTTAACTCGTTCATTTGTAACTAATCTTGAAGCAGCTCACTTATCTAAAGTAGCAAATGACATTGAGACTTACTTAATGTGGGGACAAGGTGGTAGAATTAAACAAGATGGTCCAGATGATATTAGATTATCTGTAGGTCTTTGGTCTCAGTTGGATAACTCTTTCAAAAGAATTTACAACAAAAATACTTTCAACTTAGAATTGTTTAGAAGTGAAATTTTCAACTTCTACAATGGTAAAGTAGAATTTAAAGGACCAGATCCAAATCGTCAAATCATTGTACAAACTGGTATGGCAGGTATGCGTATGGTTAATGAGGCAATCAAAAAAGAAGCATTTAGTGGTGCTACTGGTGGTGGTTTAGTTGCTAACATGGATCAATCTGGTACTGGTGCTATCTCAGGTAAAAATGCGATGGACTTGAATTTTGGATTTGCATTTACATCTTACACAATTCCTTTCTTGGCAAATGTGAAATTTGTATTGAATCCAGCATTTGATAACGTACATACAAATGATATTGAGAATCCAATCATTGATGGTTATCCATTATCTTCTTACAACTTTATTGTATTTGATATTACTGATAATACTAATGATAACATCTTCTTGTTGAAACTTAAATGGGATAGCGAGATGAAATGGTTCTATCAAAATGGTACTATGGACTATATGGGTAGATCTCAAGGATTTGCATCTTCTGGAAACTTCAATGGTTATAGAGTATTCATGACTCAAACTATGCCAAGTATCTGGGTAAAAGATCCAACCAAAGTGTTAAAAATTGTTATGAGAAACCCTATTACTGGTGGATCATTCTAATATTAATTTTGTACTCCTGGGGATATATTGTCCCCAGGTAAGTACAACTAATAAATAAGAAATCATGGCAGGAAAAAATAAAGCAGCAATGAGTAATAAGATAGTAATTAAAAAACC